TGACAGCCGCGTTCGATGAGCAGGCTAGGGAGCGCATGGGGAACGATGCGGTCAAGTTCGGGCGACGGTTCATGCCCGGGCTGGTCACGCACTACGGAGGCTTGCTCACCCTGGGTGCGGAGCAAGCATTCAACGTCAGGCTGCGCCCGGAGGCGCGTCGCCGTGGTGCAGTGCAGCGTGACCCGAGGCCCGATCTGGAGCCGGCTACCCTCATCGACGGCGAATACGGGGACGTGCTGCCGGCGCAGGACAACATTGACTTCGACGGGGCGCTGGACTGGATGATCCCCGCGCAGGAGGTTCGCTGATGGCACTGTCGTACACGAGCCGCACCGGCGCGACCGGGCTCGGTCCGTTCACGTTCACGTTCCCGATCACCAACCCCTTGCTCAGCCCGCCAGCCACGGACCCTGGCAACCAGGTCCGCGTGTTCAAGAAGGTGGTTGCGGGGACCGTGACCGAGCTGTTCCCCGCAGGGCGACTCGGGCCGAGCGGAGTGGTTGACTGGACCATGAGCGCTGACAACACCTCCATCACGCTGGCATCTCCGCTAATCACCACCGACACGCTGGTGATCATGCGAGATACCCGCATGAACCGGCCCTACGTGGAGGTGATCCCGGCCTCGCGCTTCCGTGCCACGGATCGGAACGCTCGTGGCGATCAGATCTTGTTCGTCGCCCAGGAGCTGCGGGAGATCCGTGAGATTGCGGACATCTTCGGCTCCGGCGCGGGTCAGCCGTTCGAGTACACCCCCGGTGCCATCAACGACAGCGTGTTCTCCAAGAGCTACACCGGGAATGGCGTGACTGTCACGTTCAGCTATGCCGGCATCGACATGTTCCCGCGAGGGACCGTGCCGCACATCACCCAGCTCGTGGCCACTGTGAATGGCACTCCTGTGACCATCGCGTCAGTCAGCGAGTCTGCGCAGACCGTAACCCTCAGCGCTGCACCCGGCAATGGCACTGCCGTGAAGATCAAGCGCAGCACGAAGATCGACAAGCGCTGGGTTCCGCATACGGATGCGACCACGTTCTCCTCCATGCTAGCGAACTGGGACTACCTCAACCTGAAGTTCCTGGTCGAGGAAACGCAGGGATTCCCGTCATTCATCAAGGTGAACGCCCTACAGAACAGGGTGTTCCCGCGACCGATCAATACGATCACCTACTCTGGCCCGGGCGACAGGTTCTTCTTCGGCAACCTAGCATGGTTCGGAGACGGGGTGGTCACTGTGACCATCAATGACGTGGTGCTGGAGGAGCACTCAGGATATGAGCAGGACTTCCTGAGCTGGCTGATCAACTTGCTCGTGTCACTCGCTATCGGGGATCTGATCACGATCTCGACCACGAATCCCAACCATGCGTTCCACGGGATCCCGTTTCTGCTCCCGTTGGGCGTGGACCCAACTGCGGATCCAAGTTTCACCCCGCCCGCGGGCTCGGACCACCTCATCGTGGTCCCGGTCAGCACAGGGAAGTACGTGACCTCCGCGGGCGCACTCAAGAACCAGACGCAATTCGACATCGGTGACCTCACCGAGTTCCCGATCAGCCGAGGCGGCGTCCTGCTCGTCAAGACGCCCACTATCCCGGCACTTCCGGGTGCGACCATCCACCGGGCGCTGCTGGTCATCACAAACGTCGAAGCCTGGAGCCTGCTTCTCTCCAAGAAGGTGGAGATCGAGCGCCTCACGGCAGACTACGGGAACGATCCCGTCACGGACACCTACGCAGGTTTGTCCGCTCTGTTCGACGCTACGGTAGCGCAGCGGTTCCTGCCTCCAGGCTTGGGCGCGATCACGGTGGACGTGACAGAGATGGTTCAGAAAGCCGCCACCGCCAACGCCAACCGCGTGTTCTTCGCGCTGCGCGAGGAGCCGTTCCCGCCCACCGAGGCGTCCAGCGGAGTTGTGGAGACCAACGGCTTCGCAGAGCTGGACCTCGTGCTCACCTTGTCCACCAAGACTAACGTGAGCCCGACTGAGGATACAGGCCCCAGCGCCGGATCACCGGACACCCCCAATTCCAGCAACGTCACGATCTTGGTCCGGCTTGAGACCATCGGCTCGCCGTTCGCCAATACGGCGTTGTTCGAGTTCGATCTGACCACCATCGACGTGGCCTCGTTCGCACAGGTGAAGTTGAAGATCAAGTATTCAGGGACTCAACCTGGTACGTACATACTGTCTCTGCGGCGCTGCCTCAGAGCGGCCGTCATGGCACAGGCTACGTGGAACAGCTTTGCAACTGGTCAACTGTGGGGGACTCCCGGTGCACGCAACAGCACGACCGACTACCATGGAGCAACCGCAGTTCCATGGACAATCCCAAGCCCGTTCAGCGGCTTCCAGCAGTCACCGGACATCAAACAGATCGCACTTGATGCTAAGAACTTGCAGGGCGGCATCCTTCGGCTGCTGCTTGCCTGCACAAGCTCCGCGTCGCCCACGAGCACGGCAACATCGTTGGTCTCGCAGAATGGCGCTGTCCCATCTGACAGGCCGCTGCTTGAGTTCCTGTAAGGGGAGACACATGAAGTACATCGCAACTGCAATATTCACCATCCTGTCAGGACTTCTACTCTCAGGGTGCGGCGTCGGGCGCGGCCCGGCGGGAGAGATCATCCTCGGCGTCGAGGTCGGCGCCCTGGTAGACACCTTTGAGCAGGGTCTGATCGGCGCCGCAGGCATGATCCCGGGAGCTGGCCCGATCCTCCAACAGATCCTGCTCAGCGCTGCCGCCGGCGGCGTCACCGTGGCCGGGGTGGGCAAGCTGGCAGTCAACAAGCTGGAGAAGCGCCGCAAGGAGGCTGACCAGGAGCGCGAGGAGGCCATGCGCGATCTGGCCGTGGCTCTGGCCAAGTTGGAGGACGGCAATGGGGGTAGTTGAGGCCATGGGCGTCGTGATCGGCTCCAGCGCGGTCGGGCTCCTGCTCAGGATCGCCAAGCAGCTAGGGCACATCGACGCCAAGCTGAAGATCATGTGCCAGCGCGTGTCGGACCACGAGGACCGCCTGCGGCGGCTGGAGAAGCCATGACAGACGAGATGATCCCGGAAGGCGAGGCTCCCAAGTTGTGGGACGACGCCATCGAGAACGCAGACGTGTCCGGCTTGTCGCCGGACGAGCAGCTCGCACTGGTCCACGAGCTGACGACCAGGCGATTGGTGGAGGCCCTGCGCGACTCTAAGACAGGGCGCAGCTACGGCATCCTGACCGCTGCCAGAGGATTCCTCAGGGACAACGAGGTCACCGGGCTGGACCTGCCCGGCACGGCACACGCGGAGCTGCGGAAGGCTATCGCAGCCCGGGCGCCGTTCAAGCTTACAGGGACTGATTCATGAAGCACGCAAAGATCACCGTTGCAGACGGCGCCGCTGGGGACGTGATCGTCGCCGTCAAGGCGAACGCCCGGGTCGCCATCTACGGGGTGGTGATCACCACCAGCGCACCGCAATCGCCGCGGCTGGAGAACACGGCTGACGGGACTGAGATCACCACGTTCCGCATCACGGCGTTGGGCGCGGGGATCTTCATCATGCCTCTCGGCCCCGCGCTGTGGCAGAGCAAGGTGGGGTCCGGCGTCCAGGTGGATACTGCCACTGTGGACGCGGCCGCCGTTGGCATCACCGAGATTGACATTTGGTTCGACTACATCGACGAGGACATTGACCTGGATGCGGGAATCGGGAACTGATGAACGACTGCCTGCGGCGGCTGACGCGGATCGAGGACGGGTGCGCAGACCCGCTCAAGTACGACTTCCGCAACTTCGTGGACTTCTGCTTCCGCGAGGTCCTGCACTACGACGACCCGGCCTGGCTGGTGTTCGACGTGGCGGACTGGATGCAGACACTCTCCATCTCGGAGGACGGGAAGTCCAGGGGCCAGGTCCAGTGTCAGCGCGGCGCAGGCAAGAGCATCATCGTCGCCATCTTCATCGCATGGCTGTTCTACTGCAACCCTGACATCAAGGTCGCAGTGGTCACGTCCACGCAGGACTTCGCCAACCGCATGGTGAAGTTCGTCCGCAGTCTGTTCGACGGGCATCCCCTGCTGAGCCCTCTAGCCCCCAGGCTGGCGGACCAGAACGCGCTGAGCGACTACCGCAAGGACATGCTCGACAGCGAGGACAGGTTCGAGTGCGGGGCCAGGGCGCAGCGAGACCCGGACCCGTCGTGCCGCGCCTACGGCATCCACACGTCGTTCACCGGCATCCACCCGGACGTGGTGGTGGCCGACGACGTGGAGATCCCGGAGAACAGCGGCACGGTGGGGAAGCGGGAGAAGCTGCACGAGAAGTGCAGGGAGTTCGAGTCCCTGATGACCAACCCGCATGGGTGTATCCTCATCATGGGCACCCCGCAGTCGCTGGACTCCCTGTACCTGAAGTACCTGGACAAGCGGTACGTCCTCCGGCGCTGGCCGGCGCGCTACCCGGACCTGCGGGACGCGGTGCGGTGCAGGGACGTGTCCCCGATGCTCCTGGGCAGGCTGGAACGCGGGGAGGCGCGGACGGGGGATCCTACGTACCCGGAGCGCTTCGACGACAAGGACCTGACGGTGAAGGAGGCCATAGAGGGGCCGATCATGTTCGCCCTCCAGTTCCTCCTGGACCCGTCCATGGCGGACGAGGACAAGTACCCGCTGAAGCTGCGGGACTGGATCGTGATGGACTGCGCCGCGGACATGGCGCCGTCCCGAGTCGTGTGGGGGACCACCAGCCCCATCGGCCGCTCCATCGACCACGGCGGCCTCCAGGGGGACTGCCTGCACGGGCCGGTGTTCTACGAGAAGGACTGGGTGGCGTACGTGAGATCACTCATGTACGTGGACCCATCGGGCCGCGGCAAGGATGAGGTGGCCTGGTGCGTCGCCAAGGCCACGCAGGGCATGGTGTTCGTGCACGCCGTGGGTGCCCTGCGAGGAGATGGCACGTCGGATGCCGTGCTGGACAAGCTTGCCCGGGTCGCATGGGAGAACGGCGTCAAGGAGGTCGTGGTCGAGTCCAACTTCGGGGACGGGATGTACGCGAAGCTCCTGGCTTCCGCCCTGGCTCGATACTGCCAGGCGCAGGTCACGGAGCACCGTGCGTCCGGGCAGAAGGAGAAGCGCATCATCGACGTGCTCGGGCCGCTGGCCCGCATGCACCGGATGGTCGTGGACCCCAGGGTGGCCCGGTGCGAGGCCCTGACCCACCAGTACACGCACGTCACCTACGATCGGGGCTGCCTTCCGCAGGATGACCTGCTGGACGCCCTGGCCGGGGCCTGCGCACAGTTCCCGGACCTGGTTCAGTCAGACCCGGCCCAGGTGGCGGAGGGTAGGAAGCGCCGCAGCGCGGAGCAGGCGGCGAAGGATCACCAGCGAGCCTGGCTCAAGCAGCAGAGGATGGGGAGGTCCATCTCTGCGGGGGCCGGGATGCCGTTGGACATGCAAAGGCTCCTGCGGGAGGATCAGCCGGCGCGCGGCTACGCGGCCCGGGGCACCCGCGGGTGGAGGCGAACCTGATGGCTGGAATGAAGCGCGTGCTGCCCGAGGCAGCAGCGATGGAGCGGCGTCGGAGGGCGGCGGAGGAGGCGGCCCGGCTGGCGAGCCGATCGCAGGAGCAGTTCACGCCCACGTCCCGGTCGGAGCGGGACTTGGCGGCCAGGGCATTCCTGGAGAAGGAATCCGCGGCGGGCCGGGAGGTCAAACTGGTGGATCCGCAGAGCGGCCTCCCTCTCGCGGGGATGAAAGCAGCCCGCCGGCTCATGGAGGTCAACGAGGCCCGTCGCATGGCCCACTTCTCCCAGCGCACGGGCCTGGATCCCACTGCACAGGAGAACCGTGCCATGCCCCGGGACCAGGCGATGAAGCTCGTGGAGGAGTCCCAGCAGACCAGAGCGGCTTTCACCAAGAAGGTCCGCGACCCGTTCAAGACAGGCCGCATCCTCAAGCAGGCCAGGACTGCGACGATGTTCGATACCCCCAACAAGCGCGCCCTGAACCCCGCGGAGGGGCGCAAGACCCTGCTGGGCCTCCCCGACACGATGGGGCCTCGCAGGCCGAGGATGGTCTGATGCCAAGCCACACGCCAGCAGAGAGACGGAAGCGCAGGGCCATGAAGCATGCTGACAAGCCCGGGGCCGGGGCGGCCAAGCGGAAGCACGTCCCCGCCAAGGAGAAGGTGGGGGTAGTCCTGTCCGAGTTCAAGCGGGGAACCCTGCGCTCCGGCAGCGGGGCGCACGTCACCAGCAAGAAGCAGGCCGTCGCCATCGCCCTCAGCGAGGCGCGCAGGGCGGGGGCACGGATCCCCAAGCCCAAGAGCAGGAGGAAGCGATGAGAGGTCGCACGGACGAGCCGTTGTCCACGGACGCGGAGGTCAGGCAGCGCAGGGCGTCCCGGATGGCCGAGCTGCTGCGCAAGTTGCATGGCTGCAAGGAGCCCGAGGCTGGGCAGGAGGACGACCTGGCGCAGTGGATCTCCCGGTGCCTGATGGCACACGAGGTGGACACGCTGTCCATCGTCTCCCGGGCAGACCATCGCCTGGGAGCCCGGGACGAGCGCGTGAAGCGCCAGGAGGCCCTGGGAGGGGACAAGGGCTGCTGACGCCCCAGGCGACCTCCAGCGCCCCCAGGCGCGCTGTGGCGGTGGTGTAGTGGAAGCACGTCGGCCCCTCAAGCCGCAGGCCCGGGTTCGACCCCCGGTCGCCATGTTGCCTGGCAAGGGTTCGCGCAGGGGGAGGCGCGGAGCGAGTTATCGGACCTACCCGATAACCCCCCGTGCCCCGCCCTGCGCACCGCCACTATTACCGGACGTACCCAATAATGTCGTGCCCTGTGTGCCGCCGCGATTATCGGACCTACCCAATAATCCCTCGCGCCCCGCCCTGCGCGCGCCGCTATTCCCGGACGTGCCCCATAATATCGTGCCCTGCGCATTATCGGGCCTGGCCGGGCGCGGGTGATAATCGTGCCCCGCGTGGCGCCGCAGGGGGCCTGCAAGCTGTGCGGGCTGGGCGGGCTATACCGCGTGTGCGGGAGGCGGCCTGTTTTTTTCGTTCTCGGACCTTGACCCTGCCCGCCCGCATCGTACCTTACAAGTGCCTCAAGTGCGGAGGACCCGCGGGCTGGTCGAGACTGACCGCCCGTCATAGGCCGGGCCGCGATGAGGGGCCGACGTGCGGCCGACAAGTCGATTCTGGACAATAGGTTAGGGGCCGCGGTAGCACACTACTAACCCGATCGCCCCGAAGTCCCCGCAGCACGCTAGGCCACGGCCGACGCGACAAGGCTGGCCGGACTCAACCGAAACCCCTCAATCGACTTGTCGGCCGCACGGAAACCGACATACCCTGACACGGATAATCTTGCCCGCCCGCCCGCAAGGGCCGCCGCTAACCCGGCGGGCCGATAATCCGGCGTTCAAGGTCCCGGGCTCGATCCGCGGGCCGCGACGACTCACCGTGCGAGCGGTCGGTACGTGCGGGCCGTCAGGAGAAAGCGGGAATCATGGTGCGAAAGTGCCGAAAGGCTCCTACGCGGCGGCTGTGGCTGTGGAAGTTACAGCACGATCGTACGGCCATCATGGCGACAGGGATGACAGGATAGGTTCGGGCAATATGCGTCCGAAACCGTGGTCCGAGTGCAACGCACTGTGGGGCTGGGCACCCTGGCGGGGAGTCCTTCACCATGCCGGCGAGAGTCGGACCGCGAGCGGGAGTAGGTGACGGCGAAGCCTGGACCGAAAGCGAAGCGTGTGGCCGAGCGAGTCCGCGATCCTGATACCAACAGTGCAACCATGGTCGTGGGAACCATGCGAAGTCGGTAGTTGCAATGCGACCGGCCCAAGGGGTCTACTATCCCTTGAACCGACACGAAAGGTAGCAGGGACCGTTTGGAGGGACCGAGCCTCTAGGCCGACGACTCTGCGGACCCTGTGAGAGTCCCCGGCACGATCGGCCCAAGGTATGCACTGAACCTACGGGTGAGGATCAGGGAAGCACACTGCCTCAACTATGATCCGAAGTGCCTGGGCCGATCGTGCCGGGGACTCGTCCTGCCAACAACAATCCGGCCCGGTGGCTGGTGCATCGGGCCGGTTTCTTTCTTCAACCAAGGGACGGTGGCCGCAGGCTGCCGGCCCCCAAGGAGATTCAACGTGAGCACGATCACGAATCCGATGCCGGTCCAGCCGACCGTGGATGATGCCAAGATGTTGGCCATCGTCTACAAGCGGCTGTCACTGGCTGCGAAGAAGCTCCAGGCTGCGAACCGCGAAGTCAAGAAGTCGTGGGCTGTCAGCCTGGTCGCCGTCGATGATGCCCGTGCGGAGCGGGACTCGGCTCAGGAGAACCTGGACCGCATCTTCTCCGATGCCTGGCAGGCACTGGTGAACCTGCCCTCCGGCACTACCGCCTCCGGCGGTGCCACGGCTCAGACCGTGGCGTTGGAGTTCTTCTCCAGCAACCTGAACCGGACTCTCAAGGCCCGGATCACCCCGATGGATGCTCGTCGGATCAACAGCCGCAGCTTCGGCTGAGGCTGAGAGCACGGCAGCCTGAGCCGAGAGGCTGAGGCTGCCTTTCAGGAGGTTCATGAGGAGAAAACAGATGCCCGATGCACCCAAGACAACCGACGTGGGTGAGATCGTGTCCTGGCTGCGGGACGTGTGGGCCAAGAGATCAGGGGTCACGCTCAGCCTGCAAGGACTGCGTAGCCTGGCACTGGAGATGGCACGAGAGAACAGGGAGCACAGCCATGCGTAGCCGCAGCCGGGCACGGTCGATCACCGTGCGAGACGCCGCCGCCATCCTGCGGGGCCGCAAGCCAGAGCACGACAAGCCGCCCCGCCGGAGGCGAAGGACCAATCTGGTGCCAACGGGCAAGGCGATGGAGAGGCTGGTGTTCCTGGCCCAGTGCGAAGCGGAGGCATGGGCCGCACGCAAGCGGCAGATGGAGACGCCAGCACCTGGAGTGAGGCCATGACCAAGCGTGAGCTGTGGCTGGCAGTGATCTGGTTCATCGCCATGCTGTGATGGAATCGTGCCCTACCGGAGCACGTGGCCTCGTGCATGAGCCCCTTCGCACAGGCACATGCAGCCTGTCACGAGGGCTGTGATTGCACCTGGCATCCGGCTCTTGAGGGCAGCCGGTCCCGGGCACGGGGCTGGCTGCTTTGGCCATCGGGCTGAGTACCACACGAGACGGTGTGGGATGGGTGTATCGAACGTCTAATTCTTGGCACCTCTCAGCCCGATGAGCCTTTGGAGCAAGCACATGTACAAGCAGAAGATGCGGCTCGCGCTGCAAGAGCTGCACGACAGCCTGGACACGCTGAGAATGTGGCTGAAGGTGCTAGTGCATGACAACGAGTCCCTGCGTCGGGAAAAGGACACACTGGAGGCGGAACTACACTCCGGCAAGCACGGAGATGAGGAGGAACCCTGATGCACGCGATCCAGTACAGTGAGAACAACAGCGGCGGCAGGTGGTGGCTTGCAAAGGGGCACTACGATGCCCTCATGCAGGAGGGATGGGAGCCCGATTACTCCGCCTACAAGACTCTGCCCCGCGCCATGAACAAGGTGTTCTCCGGCACCGAGCGAGAGGCCCTGGCCGAGGCCATGCGTGATTGGATGCGGGCCACAGGGCTGGATGCCGGCGAGGTCGGGTGTCCGTGCTGCGGCCCTCCACATCAGTTCATGGTGTGGGAGTGATGGCATGAGAGAACCGATGGAGACGCGGTTCGACTACGGCAGACATGCCGTCCTCGTGCAGCGTCTGCCCACGGCTGAGTACAAGGCGAAGGTGTGGCTTAACTGCGACAAGGGGAACACGCAGTTGAACAAGGAGTTCAGAGAGATACTCCTGCCTGACTCGTTCCCTAACCTCAAGTCTGCACTGATGCGGGGCAGACAGATGGCGAGGGGTGCAACCCCGCAGGCAAGGAACGACTGACATGTGCAGCGTTCACGAGTTGAGCGAGGCAGTGCTGAGGGCAGTGGAGACGGAGGAGGTGCGATGCTGGCGCCGCGAGGCCTTCCCGCACGCCAGCAGGTGGGACGATGGGCCGTGCTGGAAGCTGGCCCTCGCCATCGCAGAGGCGGACGGGCACAGGGGTGACCTGGTGTGGGTGCAGTCCCGATACCACTGCATGTACCGCCGAGACGGATGGCTCATCGACGGGCACGGGATGAGGCCGGAGTCGAAGCACTCGGAAGATATGGTGCCCGACGAGGACATGCCGCCGTACGATGCCCCCTTTCCTACGACGCTGGCCGATTCCATCAAGGCACAGCTTCGGGAGGTGTACGCATGAAGCCCACACCGTGCGTCATCCCCAAGCGTGCGTGCTGCCGAGCATGCCGCCGACTCGTGCCTAAGGAGGCGGGCACAGTCAACCCCAACCTGAGCCGCGTGAGCCAGGTCATGAACCGAAACACGTGGGCCGTGCGGATGAGCACGCTCACCAGGGGGTGGGTGTGCCCGTTCTGCATGCAGCTACCCCGAAGGGAGAGGGACCGTGAGCGTGAGAAGGAAGATCGAGAGATGGAGCGGGAGCGTGGACGTAGGGGACCGGGTGGCATTCCAGATGCCGGGTCAGGACTACGTGACAGCGGGGACGGTGCAAGCGGTACAGGAGGAGTCAGTGTCCCTGAACAACCTGGCCTGCGTCCCGCTCCCGATGCGTGACAGCGTGGGCATGGTGATCTCTCGCCTCCACCTGGTGGAGAACAAGAGCGAGGGATGGCGCAAGGCCAAGGCCGAGGAACGGAGGCAGAGGAGGATCAAGCATGGGCCAGGAGCACCTGACCGAGCAGGCAAGGGTCCTGATCAGCAAGATCACGGACAAGGAGGAGCTGCGTCGGATCAGCCACTTCCTCCGGGACCAGTGGCGTGACATCGACCGGCATGCTACCCGATCGTTCATGGTCGGGGACCAGGTGATGTTCAGGTGCCGGTGGAACGAGCATCTCAGCGGCACGGTGGACAAGGTGAACCGCACCACCATTGTCGTGGCTGTGCCCAAGCAGGCAGGCAGCGTGGTGCACATGACCAAGTGGACTGTGCCTGCGGCCAACGTGCAGATGCAGAAGGCTCTGATGGGATGAGCACAAACAGCCTGCGGGTGATACGGATGCTCAACGTGCTGCACGACTACGCCGACAACAAGGCCGAACCGGAGATTGCCATGATTGCTCGGCACTGGTGCCGGTGGGTGAATTGCAGCTTCCGGGAGCTGGACCGCATCGCACGTATGCACTTCGAGGCAGAGGTAGAAGGAGACCCCACATGAGGATCAACGTCACGCAGAAGCACATCGACGACGGACTGCGCCGCACAAGAGGCGGCACCAAAAATGAAAATGAAGCCGAGTTCTGCCCGGTAGCGCTGGCCATAAAGGAAGCCTTGCGCACATCCAATGTGGTGGTGGGATTTCTGTACGCCAACATCAACGGTGAGATTGTGCAGTTGCCCGACGACGTGACCACGCGCATCCGACACTTGTACAACCCGGTTGGCCATCGTGCCATACCGTTCGAGTTCGAGCTAGCCTATGCACCCACATGACCCTGACTACGTGGCCCCGCACTGCCCCTCCTGCAATGAGGACCTGGACACAGGCGGGTGCTGCGAGGACTGCGGATACGTATCTCCGCCATCGTGCTACTGTGCCACGTGCAGATGCGATCCGTGCAGTTGTGATCAGATGTACGACGAGGCATGTGACTACACGCGGGAGGACTACGGAGACCTGGACGGCCCCATGTTTGAGGACCACTGGAGTGAGTGAGGAGGAGACCATGTTGGATGCGCTGAGTACATATGACTGGGCCGCTGCCTTCGTCTACGCGGTGCAGCCGGAGCCTGCTCCTCCAGGCGCATTGGTCGATACTTCCCCCGTGCTTCGTGAGGAAGTGGCGGAGATCACGCACCTGGAGGAAGGGGAGAACGATGGCCCAAGCTGGATCATCTATGGCCGCCTGAATGGCGGACGCTGGTTCTCCCTGGAAGCAAGCTGCGACTACACCGGCTGGGATTGTCAGGCAGGCGGCGATGCTGCTGTGGCCCTCAGTCGTGAGGACATCGAGCGCTACGGCTTGAGTGACAGTGCCCGAAAGCGCTTTGATATCACCCTGAGCGAGGAGGCAGTGCAGCCGTGAGGTGTCCATATTGTGATGGCCACCTGTTCGTGGCATTGGGCCGACTCGGGGACTTGTTCTGGTACAGGTGCCGTTCATGTGGCATGAACAGTCCAGTGATCAGGAGGCGAAGGAGACAACATGTACACAGTCGAGAACTTCAAAACCAAGAAGGCGCTGCGCGAAGCAGTGGCGGCGGGCAAGGTGGTCAAGGTGTACCAGCCCGGCCCGTTCGGGGGGAACGAGAAGGAGGAGGGCACGATCTTCCTTGAGGGACCACACTTCCCCGAGGCGCATCGCTGGTATGCACAGGCCACGCTCAAGGAGGGAAGGGTGGTGAAAGTCACGTGAGCAAGGTCACGATCGATCGGAAGCGGTGGGGCACGGGCCTCAACGGCGACAGGCTGGCCGACCGCAACCGGCAGAATTGCTGCTGCCTGGGGTTCGCGTGCAACCAGCTCTACGGGGTGCCGTGGAACACGATGCGGTGCAGGGCCATGCCTCACACTCTCGTGAACCGGGGCGTGTCCAAGGCGGACATGCCCCTGTTCCTCACTAGACTAGGGCGGCTCAAGCACTCGACAGAGTTCGCCAGCCGTGCGGCAGTCATCAACGACAGCCGGAACCCCGAGCTGAGCCTGCCCGAGAGGGAGCAGCAATTGATCAGGCTGTTCGCCAGTCACGGCATCGAGCTGGAGTTCACGGGATGACAATGCACCAGTGGGCCATCGCCCTGATCGCGTTCCCCATCGGGTACGTGCTCGGCATGGTGAGGTACGCACTGCACGTGCGCAAGTTCATCTGGTCCATGGAGGAGACGATCCGCGCCGCGGCCGACATAGTGGAGGCTGCGAACAAGGCGCCCTACACCCCGCACGAACAAGTGCGATGGGAGGAGGATGACGAGTGATCACGTACGAGATCGTGAGCAGCCCGGCCAAGCCGGAACCGTCCGCGCCTGTGCGGGTGCGGCTGGTCCCACAGGCAACAGGGCACACCCTACCCGCCGGCCCCACGCTGGAGGTGCAGGTTGGCACTCGATGGCTGGCTATAGCCACGCTGACCAACGACGGGATGTTGGCACTGTACGACATGTACCGCAATCAGCTCACCGACGCCGGGTTCAACATTGACAACAACAAGATCGCCACGAGGACGGCATGATCTACACCACCAAGGACTACCACTGGGGTGGGTTCAAGCAATGGATCGAGGTCACGCCGGAGGAATGGGATCTCGCTGAAGATAGGGAGATCCTCCTCGTCACCGATCCTGATGGAGAGAGGCGAACGGCGTTCGTGAAGGCGGTGCCTCCGCGCAACACACCGGGTGAAGAGAGGACAGCATGATACACTTTCGCCACGAGGACAGCATGATATACGTGATCGTGGTGGTGCAAGGGGGTGTGGTGCAGGACATCCGGTGCTCGTCAGACGACATCGTGGTCGAGGTCCTGGACTGGGACAACGCCAAGGTCGGTGAACCGATAGAGCTGTCCGCCGAGGCACGAGCCCTGTTGCCGTTGTTCGATCAGAAGCTGGTGAAGATTCACAACATGGAGCTGGAGTCAGGGCGGTGAAGTACGTCCCGTTCATTCGCTCGGATGAGTACGGGTGTGAGTACTTCGAGGAGACTGGCAACTTGACCCCAGCACTGCAATCTGTCCGGCGCGTGATCCGACAGGTCAAGCAGTACAACGATGGCGTGGTGCGGTGGGTAGGTGTGCAGGTAAGTTCAGATGCGAAAGGTCAGGGCGGTGAAGGACCACCGGAGGAAGAAAACTGATGCCGTACATGAGGCGAAGTAGGAGATCGCCATGAAGATCTTGGGTGTAATGCTAATCTTGTTGGTCCTGTACATCATCGGTTACCGCCTGAAGTGGGCAGGGAGCGACGACTGATGGGAATGAGGAAGATCAGGACAAGGAAGGGGGTTGAACTGCGAGGTTCGCCCTCCAAGCGAGGCTGGAGGTCCGGGCTGCCCGGTTCCATGGTCCGCACTCCGGAGCAGCGGGAGTTCGACGCCCGGGTGCGGGCGAGATGGGACCGCGCGTTCCCGGGCACGGTGACAGCGCGGCTGGGCAACGGGGCCTGGCGCTTCAGTGACGACCCGGAGGGGGAGTATCGGGACCCGCCCGGCCCTCCGATGGGGACAATGCGCAAGGAGTGGGAAGATGGGGACTCTGAACCAACTGTTGAGGGTGATACACCGGCTGGTTGACGCAGCCGAGGAGCACCTGGCGAACATCCGGGACGCGGAGGAGCACCTGCACCCGGAGACGGGGAAGCTGCTGCCGGACGTGCAGCGGCTGGAGGAAGCCGTGGAAGCAGCGAAGGAGATCACGGGATGAGGATCAAGGTCGAGGTGACGCAGGAGCACATCGAGAAGGGGCTGCAATCAAATGTTGCCGACTGTCCAATCGCGCTCGCCGTCGCGCAGGCGGTCGGGGGGTACGCATGTGCCCACGGTGGTGGCATCTACCTGGACCCCATCCACAGCATGCGCGCAAACCTGCCCTGGCGTGCTCGGGTATTCATGGGGCGCTTTGATCGAAGGGGCAAGCGCTGGGTAAAGCCCTTCAAGTTCTGGCTGGTGGTGCCGTGAAAACCAAGCGTGAGAAACGACACAAGGATGTGTCTGTTTCCCCGACTGCCAAGATGGCAGATAGCTGCCAAGATGACAGGTCCTTCGCTGAGAAGATGGGCTGGCTGGGCAAGTCAGGGGACATTCGGTTGAAGGGAGAGGGGCGTCCGGCCTGCGGTGACATGCGGGTGGTGGACGCCTGGCCTGCCGTGCCGCGGCCGGTAGAGGGGTTCACAAACGAGTTCGAGGGAAGCTGACAAGGAATCCCCCGTACTTAGGGGACCTTATAATACCTATGGGTATACGGCGTACCCAGGGGTGCTCTGGAGTACCCTGTGTACTGTGCCTCCCTGAGAGAGGAGTACCAAGACAACACCAGAGATACACCAGAGCGTACCGTAGGTACCTATGGGTACTCAGGAGGAACGTGTGGAGAACTGTCATCATCTTCCCAAGAGAAAAGATCCAGACCGAAGGCAGAGGATCCTAGACACGAGGTCCAGAGTCCGAGAGCTGTACCTGGCAGGACTGGAAGAACAAGAGCGCCGTCGATCCAAGTCCCCAGAGGGGACCGTCGATCAACACCAGTTCCTGGGTCTGGTCGTGATCCCGTCACCACCGCTGAGGCGCCCTGCCATGCCCCGTAAGGTATGGAGGGCGATGCTGGCGGCGGAGCGAAGGGCGTTGCGGAGGCGAAAGGAGCAGGAGCATGAGCACGGGGATGCACAGGCGCCAGTTCAGGAAGCTGGCGGAGGTGGTGTACGATCTGGGCCGGAGGTCCACCCTGGGGAGGGAGGATTGGCTGCTCCTGGCGAGGGAGCTGGCTCGGGTGCGCAGGTCTGAGAATGACAGGTTCGACGAGGGCAAGTTCTACGATGCCTGCGGCATCGAGCCGAGGAGCCGGCCGTGAGCGCCAGATTGACTGGTCCGTGGTTCGTGGTATGCGCGGGCGAAGGGGGCGCCACCCACGCCGTGCGGTGCGCCACTGAGGATGAGGCGTTGGACGTGGTCAAGCACCAGGCTTTCGGATGGGCCAGCGTGTATCTGGCCAGGGCGCTCTACAAGGTGGAGCCCCAGGTACAGGTGCGCTTCCTGTCCGAGGAGATCCCGCCCGAAGGGTGCCAGGGCGACCTGGGGGACTGCTGATGCCCTTCCAGTGCATCCAACAGAGCGAGGCGGCGTCCGCCTGGCTGGACGTGCCCGGCCCTGACATGGGCCTGGGCTTCCTGGAGGCGACCAAGCTTCGGGTGGAGAGGGTGACCCCTGACCTGATCGAGGGAGGGGATGCCTGGCGGGTGACCTTGCTGGCCGGGCTGTGGCCCAGCGAGCAGGACCTGGCGCTGATGGTGCTCGGGTACTCCCCGGGCAGCCCGGAGGCAGCATCGTTCCTGGGGGCGCTGGAGGCTGCTGGAGGCGTTGTCATGGTGGCCCGGGGGACGACCCCCTCTCGCCTCACGGAGGGCACAGCGGTCATGCCTGCCCTGTCAGGATCGCGGCAGCGCATGGTGTTCGTCACGGGGGCGTTCGAGAGTGGGCCAGGAGCCGCCCAGACTGCCCAGCTTACCAAGCAGGAGCCGGCCGGGCAGCGACCGGACCAGATGGGGTACGACCAGTGGCGGCTGATGGTGGACCTGGAGCTGCACAAGCACGGCGCAACCCTGACGGGCGAGGAGGACGAGGCGTTTCTGCGGGAGGTGTACGATGACGGAGACGGGACCCCCGAATCCGCCGCCCTCAATGTCGTCGAGGGACGGCGACTTGATCGGGTGGATGCTGGAGCGCACCCTGGTGGACGAGGGGTGCACGGTGCTGGACCCGGCTCGGAGCCCGCATTGCCCGACTGAGGGTTACGTGGTGGGGCTGAAGGGCTGGGTGCTGAAGTTCGAGGTGTTGGAGGACACGGAGTTGTGGCACCAGGTGATCATGGCCCTGATGGTCAAGTGTGCCATGTTGCCCGACACCTATGGCATCGGCACGTGGCTGTGCCGGGAGGGGGCAGAGTCACACGTCCATATGGACGTGGTGGTGCACACGCTGGACAAGATGTACGCCACACAACTGGCTCTGGCGTTCAACCAGCTCGCCGTGTATGATGTGGCCAACAAGCAGGCCCTGTGGCTGACCACGAGGAGGGAAGATGAGGACACACTACCACCTGGCGAAGCTAGCCCAAGAGGGTGAGCGATGGAGCGGCTGGTATCGCTCAGCCAACCTGGAGATCCACCAGTCGGCGGACCTGCACGGTTGGCAGTGGGAGCGGCTAGCCGACCTGCTGGCCCTGTGCTCGCCCCGGGTGGCTGTGCGGCGCTCCATTCGCATGGCCCTGCACTACATGCGGACCGGGCAGCACCTGCCGGCCACTGTCTACGGGACCAGGCGGGCGATCCAGCGGTACGAGGAGGAGGGGATGATCCTGGGTCCCAAGACCCGAGCCTTCTCCCTGGCCCTGCGGGGCGACCTGGACGCCATCGTGCTGGACACGTGGATGGCCAGGGCGTTCGAGGTGGAGCAGGGGAAGCTGTCAACCAAGCGGGTGCGGGAGGAGTGTGAGCGGCGGGTGAGAGACGCGGCGGGGATGATGGGCCTGCACCCCGCGGAGTGCCAGGCTGCTGCGTGGGCAGCCACGATGTTGAGGAACGGGAGGCGGGTGCAGGTCCTGGGGTTGCAGGAGGAGGAGACGCTGTGGGGGTGACCATGCTGACGGCTGTGCTGCTGATCGTGCTGTTCATCAGTGCGATCCTATTCACGAACAGGCAACCGTGGGAGCCCGAGGAGTGATCTCCGCCTTTACGGTATTCTTGTTGACCCTGGTGTTGGACGCCCTGTACGCCGTGTGTGTGCGTGCGACCGCACAGGGAAAGGCGATGACAGCCTCCGTGTCGGCGGTGCTGATCTACCTGACGGGAGCCGGAGTCACGATCTCGGTTGTAGGGGACAACTGGCTGGTTATCCCGGCCAGTCTGGGCGGGTTCGTCGGCACGTATATGGTCGTGCGGTGGTGCCACCGATCTTCACTGAAAGCGGCAAGTTCACCATGCGGTGAAGAAGGCGAGAATAGTAAACATGGGCAAGGTTGACTTCGTGGGCGGGTTGATCATTGGTGCCACGTCGCTGGCCCTGGCAGCGGTGGCGGTGCAAGATCCGCGCCCGCTCGCTGAGCTGAGCTGGGCCACGATGAGGCTGGCCCAGCAGGCGGCCCCATCCATGGCCGAGGTGCGGGTGGAAGGGAGCATGGGGTCCGGCTGGGTGTGGGACCGCAGCGGGTTGGTGGTGACGGCGGCCCACGTGGTGGGTGATCATCGCTTCGCCACGGTGACGATCGGCGGGGTGGAGACTCCAGCTATCGTGCTGGGAGCAGACCACGATGCAGACGTGGCCGTGCTCCGGCTGTTCGTGGAGGTGGCCGCTCTGCCATTGCCGAGGGCCGCAGCCCCGCCCCCGATCGGCACCCTTGTGTTCGCTCTTGGCAGTCCATTCGAGCTGGGAGGATCGGTCACGCTGGGGTTCTCCTCTGAGCCGGACGACGGGTTCCTGATCCACACGGCTAACCTGAATCCCGGAAACTCGGGCGGTCCGCTGGTGAACGCTGCCTGCGAGGTAGTGGGGATGAATACGCAGGTGAGGATACACATATGGGGTGCTGGCGTGAGCAAGGCCGTGCCCATTGCCAAGGTGAAGGAGGTCGTGGATGAGCTTGTTCGAGACCCTTGGCAAGGCCAAGCAGGCGGTCTTGTACGCTGAGCAGGATGCTCTGGAGTTGAAGTCCATCGACCTGGGCGTGGCCCGGTACAGGCGGTGGCGGCAGGAGGCGGACCCATCCCGGTGCACGCCGGAGATGCGACTGATCGGCAGGGCGTTGAACCTGGTAGTGCCAGCGGTCGAAGCAGCCCGCATGCAGGTGCTGGACAAGATGGCCGGCAGAGGGATGGCCCACTGGGGCTACCCCTTCTGGACCATGGATGCCGACAAGATGGCGGTGATTGCCCTGGTTGACATGATCAACCTGGCCGACACAGCCGAGGCATCCGTGGGGCTGTTGTGTCGCACCATCGGCACGCACGTGGAGCAGGAATACCAATTCGAACAGCTCAAGCGCGAGCACAAGGGATTGTTCGACGTGCTGCGGAAGAAGATCAAGAACTGGACGCCACGCCAGGTGCAGTACATGCGCTCCAAGGCAAGCGTGGTGGACCGGCGGTGGCCGCTGCGCGTGAAGTATTGGGTAGGCGCCAAGTTGGTGGAGCTGGTGCTGGACAACACCGACCTGTTCAAGCGCGTGCGGTACATGGCTCACAGGCGGGGCAGGTTGCGACGCATGGTGCGCCTGTCTATACTGCCTGAGGTGCGCACCGAGCTGGAGTCGCACCATGGCGACTGCGAGGTGATCCGGCCGTACTACCTGCCCATGGTGGTGCCGCCGGGGGACTGGGCGGCCGGGAAGCGAGGCGGGTTTCGCTATCACGCCTACCCACTGGTGAAGCCGCAGAACATCCTGGAGGATCCAGTGGACCACCCGGAGTCAGGGGGCGTGGTGTACCGTGCGATGAACCTGGTGCAGCGCACTGGGTGGCGCGTGAACAAGCGAGTGCTCGCCGTCATGCAGCAGGTGTGGCAGGCTGGGGGTGGATGGGCAGGTTTGCCGCTGGCCGCGCCGGAGCCGCTGCCCGAGAAGCCGCCCGACATCGACACCAACGAGGATGCCCGGCTTGAGTACAAGGCCAGGGCGCGGGAGGTGTACGATCGTAATGCGCGGAACATCTCTAAACGCAAGTCGGCCCTGACCAAGCTCAAGGTGTCGGCGGCGTACGCAGACCAGGATGAGTTCTTCTTCCCGCAGCAGCTCGACTACCGTGGCCGGATGTACCCCGTGGCCGGGGACTTGCAGCCGCAGTCAGATGACGTAGCGCGCGGGCTTCTGGAGTTCAGCACAGGCAAGCCGCTGGGAGAGGACGGTGAGGAGTGGTTGCTGATCCGGCTGGCCAACTGCTTCGGGCAGGACAAGCTGTCGTTCGACAGGCGCGTCATGTGGGCGATGGACCACTTCGACGACGTGGTGCTGTCAGCCCAGGACCCGATCGAGAATCGTTGGTGGGCCTCAGCGGACGATCCGTGGCAGGCCCTGGCCACGATCTTCGAGATGGGTGATCTCCTGGCAGATGGTGTGGACAACGTGACCTACGTGAGCCACCTACCGTGGAACCAGGATGGGACATGCAACGGACTCCAGCACTTCGCGGCCATGCTGCGGGACCCGCAAGCTGCGAAGCTGGTGAACTTGATCCCATCTATCCAACCCGCCGACGTGTATGAGTTGGTGGCTGCGCTGGTCCGGTCCAAGGTGGCCGAGGACGCACAAGGAATCCCCATAGATGACGAGAACCCTCATCCCTCCCACCAGTGGAGGGGGAGGATCACTCGCAAGACCGTGAAGCGGGCCGCCATGACGCTGCCTTATGGGGTGACCATGGAGGGGATGGCCGACCAGTTCATCACGGACCGGCATGCAGATGGGCTGCACAAGCCCCGCTCGTGCGCCGTGTACTTGCGAGACGTGACGTGGGGCATCCTGACCTCCGAGCTGGCCTCGGCCCGGCAGGCCATGGACTGGCTGAAGAAGGTTGCCAGCATCACGGGGAAGCAGGGGCATGCCCTGCGATGGACTACCCCGTCCGGGTTCGTGGTCGTGCAAGAGGCCCTGGAGTACAAGGACAGCATGATCTACACCATTTTGCAAAGGGTGAGGATCCATGCT